CCCTTAGTGCCTAATACCCCCCCTATATGTCTGAGAGTAGGGTAGGGTAGGTAGTATGTAGTAATGTAATAAATAATATATCTATATATATATACTATAAGAATAAGGGGTTTGGGCTGGGTGAATAAGTGCAGTATGGGTGACTGCAATAAATATGCAGTAAATACATTAAAAAAACTTTCCATGACTACTTGTAATCTATGACAGGCGTGTTACTTATGGTGTGTAGAGAGAGGGAGACAACAAATGTCTATACGCAGAATGGAATACAAAAAGAATGGCTACGACATCCGTTGCCGCGTTGAGGGGTCTGGGGATTATGCAGAGGGACTTATCCTCTGGAAATCTTACGGCGACGATAAATACATCGTCATTGGTAAAATCTATAAGACCACAACAGCAGCTTGTGGCACAACACGCGATACCGCAACTTGGCATCACGTCAAAGGCGCAAGCCCAATCACCAAAAAATCTTGGCACGAAGCCGCCAAAGATCTCTATGCTGCCTTCCGTAAGGAGGCAGCGTGATGAAGCCTAAATTTAAAAAGTCACGCCGCAAAGGTGACCTGCGCCAGCCTTGGGAATACCAAGGTTGGCTAATCCACAGCTCAAAGCCGGGCATGTATAACATATGTAACTGGTTTGCTAATAAAGACGGCCATAAAACAATAGTCGCCAGTAGCCTAAATGATCTGTGCTTAGAAATAGATAAAGTTATGGAGGAAGCGTGATGACACTCGCAACCTCGCACTGCCCAAATTGCGAAACCAAAATGACAACCATCGACTCAAGACCGCACTTGCATTATGGCTTTCCAACAATTAAACGCAGACGTAAATGTTTGACATGCGACTTTCGTATAAGCTCAGTCGAACTGCCTGCATCTCTCGCAGATGAAATATTCCAAGAGGATTAACAATGGAACAGATCGCAACACTCGAAACTCAAATCAAAGAGTTTAACAAAATGGTCGATAGATCACAGACATCAATCAACCACCTCAAGACATTCTCCGCGATCTGCCAGTCGTACCCAATCACAAGCGCAGACCTCGCAATCAAAATGGATCTCAAAAACTCAACCCTCAACAGATTGCTGCACTCGCTCGCTGAAAATAGCAGAGGCCAAACAGAAGCAGCAGAGCTGATCGAAATCGAAATGGACGCAACAGATAAGCGCCAACGAAACATCAAGCTCACACCCAAAGGCAAAAGCCTGATGAAGAAAATGTTCGGAGGTAAAAAATGAAAGATAAAATAAAACCACATTCCGAAAATACAGAAATCCCATCAAAAAATCGAAGAAAAGAAATAGCAACATTTTTTGAGCCAATTCTAAACGAGTTATTTGGCAGAGAGTGTCAAAAATGTTCGGAGCAAAAAAATGATCGTTAAATCTTGGAAGTTCACAGGCTTCAAAGCAACCTTCCCAGAATGGGTTGCAGAAAATACATCTAAACGTGCAGGATCTTCTCACCTCTGGGTTCACACCCAGTACGGCGAAGCACCAGCAAGAGAAGGCGAATGGATCTCAATCAATCTGAGAGGCCACTTAGATATTCACAGCAAAAAACCAGAAGGATGGGCAAAAGAAATGATGGCAGGCGCAGCATTCGTAGTTCTAATCGCAGCAGTGTTTGTAATATTCCTTGCAATGTGATAACCAAAACTCACTGCTCGATTTGGCCCATGCCTGTGGCCTCATCCCCAACTGCCCCCGCCTTTGTGGTGGGGGTTTTTTCTTGACTGTGTAAAAAAATTATGATTAAAATATTTTAGTCGTAAAAAAGTAGATCTATTTTTTTATTGCCTCGTTTCGGATTTTGGTCGATCCCGTTAGTGACGAAGAGAAGCCCTCAGATTAAGTTCTGGGGGTTTCTTTTTTAAATGATCTATCTTACATTGCAGTAAAACTGGAAAGATCACCACATGGCAAAGAAAAAGTCAAAGAACCCTGTCGGAAGGCCCAAGTTCGAGGTCACTCCTGAAGTGCTGGAAAACACAAAACGCTTTATGGCGCAGGGCTTAACTAAAGAACAATGTGCTGCTTCGCTGGGAATATCTCGCTCGAAATTCTTTGAAATTCAGGAACAAAATGTGGATTTCTTGGACGCTATAAAAAGCGGTGAGGCCGAAGGCATACAGCAAGTAACCAACGCACTCTATGAAAAGGCCACAGTTGATCGGGATAACACCGCCATGATCTTCTTCCTGAAGAACCGCGCAGGCTGGGTCGATAAAAAAGAAGTCGCAACAACCGTCGAACAAAAGCACGTCATAGATATTACGAGGATCAGCGATGAACAACTCAGCGCACTTGCAACAATTTTTGAACAGTCTAACGCTGGAGCAAGTGCAGGCGGAGCGTTACCGCAGATCATTGAGGGAGTTTACGAAAGCAGCTTGGCCGACGATTGAACCGGGCGTCGAGTTCCAGAATAACTGGCACGTCGATGCAATCAGCGATCACCTCCAAGCCGTTGTCGAAGGCGACATCAAACGTCTGATCATAAACGTGCCGCCACGCCACATGAAATCAATCAGTGTGGCCGTTGCGCTGCCAGCTTGGACTTGGACCCACCAGCCGCATAAGAAGTTCCTGTACGCCTCATATGCCTCTTCCCTGTCAATCAGGGACAGCACCAAGTGTCGCCGCCTGATCGATAGCCCATGGTACGATAGGCACTTCGGTGACAAGTTTCAGCTCACTGGTGACCAAAACCAGAAGCAAAGGTTCGAGAACGATAGGACAGGCTACCGCATCGCAACGTCCGTAGGTGGCGCTCTGACAGGTGACGGTGGTGACATCATCTGCATCGATGACCCGCACAATGTGGTCGATAGCGACAGCTCCAAGGTGCGCGAAGGCGTTCTGGAGTGGTGGGACCAAGCCATGCAGACCCGCCTCAACGATCCCCGCACTGGCGCTTTCGTCATCATCATGCAGCGTGTGCATGAGCAAGACCTGACCGGGCATATCCTGTCCAACCAGCTAGGAGATGAGTGGAACCACCTCTGCCTGCCTGCCCGATACGAAATCGGACACCCAACGCCAAGCAAGTCATGGCTGGGCTTCTCAGATCCGCGCACAAAGGAGGGCGAGCTGCTCTGGCCTGAACGCATCGATGACAATACGCTAAACACACTGGAGCGCAGCCTTGGTTCCTACGCAGCAGCAGGCCAGCTACAGCAGCGCCCATCACCCAAGGGTGGCGGAATCCTGAAGGCAAGCTGGTGGGTTCCTTGGGAAAAGGAAGACCTGCCCGACATCGAATACGTCTTGCAATCATACGATACAGCATTCGAGGCCAAGGAAAGCTCTAGCTTTAGCGCCCGGACAACTTGGGGGGTCTTCCAATACAAGGGCGCAATGTGCGCGATTGTTCTAGAGGCTTGGTACGATAAGGTCAGCTACCCAGATCTGCGCCGATTGGCGCAAGAGGCTTACGATGAGTGGGAGCCAGACGCAGTGCTGATCGAAAAAAAGGCATCAGGTCAATCTCTTCTACAAGATCTGCGTATGGCTGGCGTTCCAGTATTGGCTTATTCTCCAGATCGGGATAAAGAAGCTCGCGCCCATGCATCAAGCGCACTTTTGGAAGATGGCAGGATTTTCTTCCCTTCTAATCGAAAATGGGCTAAAGATTTAATAGATATATGCGCAGCCTTTCCTGCACATCCAAATGACGATGTTGTTGATACATGCACACAGGCATGGTTAAGGTTACGAAAAGGATGGTTCGTTGGTCACTCAGAAGACCCAGATGACGATGAGCCAGTAGAAAAACAAAGGATGACGCTCTATGGCTGAACCACAAAACATTGTTCCATTCGCTGAAGGCGCTCCCGCCGATGACCTGATGATCGAAGAGCTAGGTGACGGTGACGTTCTAATCGGTGATCCAGAATTAGATTTTATGGATGAGCTGGACGATGCGGAGTTTGACCAAAACCTTGCAGAAGTTATCGATGAGCGCGAACTTATGCGCAAAGCCAGCGAGCTGGTAGGATTTTACGAGAATGACCGCGCAGCGCGAGCTGAGTGGGAAGAACGCTACAAGCAAGGTCTCAAGACCCTAGATCCAGATGGTGGATTGGCAGAAGGCGAAGATGAGCGTTCAAGTCGTGGCCTGTCAGTTGTGGTTCACCCGCTGATCGCAGAAGCCGCAACCCAGTTCAACGCCAAGGCCATCGCAGAGCTTTATCCGTCAGGTGGACCAGTTAAATCTGTCATCCTTGGCGAGCCAAACGAAGAGATGGAAGATCAAGCTCGCCGTGTGCGTGAGTTTATGAACTACCAGATCACGCAGGAGATGCCAGAATACTTCCCTGATCTTGATCAGATGTTGTTTCACCTCCCGCTGATCGGCCACACCTTCAAGAAGGTCTGGTGGGACAGCAACTTGGATCGGCAGTGCAGCCAGTTCGTAAAGGCTGAAGATTTTGTGGTCGCGCCAGAGAGCAAAGATCTCTACACATCCCCGCGCTACACGCACGTCATTCGGATGCCAAAGAATGACTTCAATCGCTACGTTCAGAACGGGTACTATCTCCAGACGAAGTATGGCGAAACAAATTCTATTGACCCATCAGGTGATACAATCGGTGAGATCGAAGGTGTCGATCAGTACGATGACAGCGACGATAACGTAATGACGCTGCTTGAAATGCACGTCTATGATTTGTTTGACGGCATCGATGGCCAAGAAATGGATGATGAAGACTTCGATGATAACGCAGTCGCCATCCCATATGTGATCACAATTGACTATGAAAACCAGAATGTGGTGAGTATTCGCCGTAACTGGAAAGAAGACGATGAGCGTAAGAAGCGCCGCGATTGGTTTGTTAGCTACAAGTTCCTGCCCGGTTTAGGCTTCTATGGCTTTGGCCTGTACCACATGATCGGTGGCTTGGGTAAAGCAGCGACTGGATCGCTTCGCGCCCTTCTCGACAGTGCCGCATTCAGCAACATGCAGGGTGGTTTCAAGCTGCGTGGCCGCGTCAATGGCGGCGACATGCAAATCAGCCCCGGCGAGTTTGTAGATCTCGACAGCACAGTCGATGACGTGAACAAGGCCATCATGCCCCTGCCGTTCAAAGAGCCAAGCGGTTCTTTGTTCAACCTGCTTGGTTATATGGTTGATGCAGGTCAGCGTTTCGCCAGCACAGCCGATTTGAATGTCGGTGACGTAAATCCAAACGCCCCAGTCGGATCGACAGTCGCCCTGATCGAACAGGGATCGAAGGCATTCAGCGCAATCCACAAACGGCTGCATTATGCGCAAGGCCAAGAGTTTAAACTTCTGGCTGACCTGAACGCAGAAAACTTGCCAGATGAGTTTAGCTTTGCCCAAGCTGGTTCGTCTGAAATTATTTATCGTACTGACTTTGATGATCGCATAGACATCGTCCCGGTCTCAGATCCCAACATCTTCTCGACAGCCCAGCGCATTGCGCAGGCTCAAGCTGTTCTGGAAATGGCACGATCAGCTCCGCAGCTCCATGATTTGTATGAGGCATACAAGCGGATGTATGAGGCGATCCGCATTCCAAATATCGATGAAATCTTGCAGAAGCCTGAAGAGGCGGTGCAGATGGACCCAATCGATGAGAACATGAGCGTTCTGTACGGTAAGCCAATCCGCGCCTTCCCAGAGCAAGACCATGAGGCGCACATCGCGGTTCACATGCAGTTCATGCAAGATCCATCATTGGGCGGAAACCCCGGCGCAAAGCAAATGCAGCCCGTGCTGATTGCTCAC